CCGATGTTGGCGACTCACCATTTATTCCTAATAATTTATCTCTAATTTTTGTAGCTACAGTTGATGTACTTAATGGGTCGTCATTTGTTGTAAGATGACTTGCTGATGTTCCATCAACAGTAACTGTATAGGTTGTTGTATCTGAGACTTGATTAAAAAATACGATTGCTTGGGTTTCACTACCTGCTGATAAGGTGCTATCCATTGCAGTAGTAACAGTTGTATTAACAACAAAAGTAAAATCTGCAATAGTTATTGTTTTGATTTCTGATTTAGGATCACTACAAGATAAGTAAGTAACTCCATCTGGTTTTGTTACTGTCTTCTCTGTGCCATCTAATTCAAAAACTCTTACATTATTTGTGGTAAATATAACAACATATCTTTCTGTTGCATCTCTATTTATCATATGAACTTTTGCATTACCTATAGTCGTTTCACCACTTATAAGGTTTGAAATAAACTGAGTGCCAGAACGCTTTACAAGACCTAATACTGGATCGCTACTAGCGTTATCTTGTATATCGCAATGATCTGGTTTTTTTGTAGCATCAGAACTTTGTGATATACCCCTCAACAAAGTTGGTATAGATCTAGAAATAAGAGGCATGACTACCTAATTAATGCGTTGGCTGGAGAATAAGTACTAAATACATTAGTAAGAGATGGATCACCTCTAAGGATATTGTGATCTGCATTAGCTAAATCAGTTTCTAATAATACTGCTCTTGCTCTTGTCTCGTCTTGTTGTGTATAACCTCTTAATCCAGCATCACCTACTAATCTATCAATAAATACACGAGCAGCTTTTATTGTTATGTAGTTTCTTGCTGGCTCTGGTATTTCTTCAAAAGATCTAAAATAAACGATTGTACATATTAAATCGTCATCAAATTCAAAAGTATTATTTAACCTGTCATACATCTGCACTCCACGTTGTATAGGATCTACTGAAGGATGCTGGTGGATATTTGCATCTACTCTTAGAACATCAGTAGGTAAAGCAATCTTTTTAAAATTATCTCTTGTTAAAGTTACGTCAATTTCTGTATTAAAACTCCAGCCTTCATTTTGAACTGTTTTGTTTTGTTCATGTAAGGTGTCAACTGCTAGTTGTGCATCAACAGGTAAGACTCCTTGTAATGTATTTATAGGAGATTCCCCTATAGCAGCCATCATAATGTTGACGCTTTCTAATTTGGTGGTTGCAGCTACAGGCATTAGTTACCTCCTTGTTGAATAAGTTTGTTTCTTATCTTAGATGTTTCTTTTACAAATCTAGCTTTTTCAGCAAGAGTACTTTTTCCTGTATCCTTCATTTGTTTTTTATAAGCATCAAGATAAGCTTGACCTTTTAAATTAAGAATACCTTTTTTCTTTTTCTTGCCGAACATAATTAATAGCCTTTCTTTTTAATTTTAAGTGAGTCTCTCCCACCTTTCTTCTTTTTCTTTTTTTTAGATGAATGATACATGATAATAAAAAAAGGGTATCTAATAATAAGATACCCTAAAAATTGAAATTAAGAAGCAGCAAGCTTAATAGTAGCTGCACACTCAGGTCTTAGGATTCCATGACCTAGAGCATATTTAGCAACCATTAATGTACCTTGATACATGATTCCGTAGTCAGAACCAGAGATCTCAGTAGTCATATCCATTAATTTTACAGTTCCTACTGCGCTCTTATGGAAGACAAGACCAAGAGTTTTACTATCATCACCTGAGTAGGTGTTGTTAGCTCCACTTGGGTTAGAAGATACGTTTGATTGAGGTACGTTGTTACTCATCATTACTGGAATACCAGCAATCTGTTGTACACGACCTGATGCAAACGAACCATTTCCACCTGGGTTGAAGTCAACATCTACTGTTCTTGTAGCAGACTCAGCTAGTTTGTAGTACTCAGCAGGTGGCAATACACAGAAACGATCTGTTGGAGGAATGTCTCTTTCATCCATTGTCTGTGCAATGTCATAGATAGCACCAGCTAGTTCGTCACCTGATACAGCAGCAGAAGTTGTGTTACCAGAAGCCAAAGTAGCTGTGATACCACCACTTCCACCTGTAAGTGTTGTAGATGCTCTTGAAGCATTAGCAATTACCTTCGCTACGTTTTGGTCGTATGTCTTGGCAAGTGCCTTACCTAATTCATCAGCGTAAGTAGCCCTTACGTCATAGTGATTCTTAAGCTCATCCAGGTTCGAAACGAATGCTTGTGAAATAAGTAGATCATCAATAGAAATAATCTTCTCATTTGCCAAGATCTGGTTAGCACCTACTAATGGTGTACCTGGTGTGTGATATGCAGCAGTTGCAGCCCCTGTTACTGGGAACTGTGCTGATTTACCTGAGGTTATGGTACGAACAGAATGTAGTTGCTCATTGAAGATGTTGTTACGAGCAAATGCTGTAAGAACTTCTCCACTAAACACCTTCAGAAACAAAGCGTCAAAGTCTGTTCCTGTATTGTTTACCAAACCCAGGCGTGATACTGTGGCGTTAGCCATAATAAAAATCCTTTGAGTTGTTTAGATAATTTGAGAAACTAACTTTACTACTGTCTGTTCTCTCAAGTGTTATCTGACGCATCAGGCACTTTTGATATTAAGATTTTCGTTTTGTTAATTTATACTGATCCGCAATTCCACTTGCGTAATGCAAGGGCTTTACGAGTTAACTTGCCATCTTTCTTTAACGGTCCTTTTACCTTAGACATTCTTGCACAGAAGGATTTTCTTCTTGCTTTCTGTCTAGGAGAAAGACCTGTCTTTTTAGTAACAGGAGCTTGCAAGTTTCCACCTGTTGCTCGGTTGTATTTTCTCCGACCTCTAGCAGTAAGACCCCCTGTGGGATCTTTATCTGCTTTAGTCATTGAAACACCCTTAGACATAAAAAATGTAAGCTACTTAAAATATAACACCCTTATGCAAGCTTTAAATCTTTTCTTGTTTTTTTTCTTCTATGCTGATAACTAATTTTTCTTGGACCTGTCTTTTCTCTTTTAAACCTAGCCTTCTCTTTACTACTCATTTCACTGGTAGTCTTTGGTGTTTTGCTACTAATTCTTTTTGATGGTCTACAAGCAGGGTAGCCACGTTGATCACCCTTCTGTCTTCCACAGGGTTTACCTGTTTTGACATCAACCCACTTCTCTTTAAACCATCTTGTTAGACTCATTTGCCTACTTGTTTTTGTGCAGCAGTATGTGCAGCTTTAAATGTTTTACCCTCACGCATAAGTTTTTTCATAAGGTTCATGTGCTTGGGTGTGTGATGAACTGAATGTGCTTTCAGTTTTTTCATCTGTGCAATATTAAGCTTTGCCATTTTTCTTTTTCTTAGACTTACGAAGAATCATAAGATCTTCTCTAGTGATTTTATCTCTAGGTTCTGCAACCCTAGCGATCTTCATTTGTTTTTTAGAATAAGGCATGATTAAGTTTTGCGGTAGCCACCGCCACGTTTTTTGTAAGTTCTTACCAACCAGGCATTAGCATAAGCTGAAGGATAGACTCTAAACTTCTTCTTTGCTTCTGCCTTTACTCTTGCATAAAGAGTTGGATTGGTTGGTTTGTTAGCCATAATTAACGACCAGTAAATACATCACTACCACCTAAACGTCTTTGAACATCTTCGGTGTATGTAACATCTTTACCATAGCGTGGATCAGACATAGCAGTAACTACTTCTGCTGTTGATCTGTATGGAGCAGGTCCGCTTTGTGATGAACGACCTGTCACTAAATTTGGTTCGATACCCATAGCATTGTTGTATTGAGAATAAAGACCTTGTACTGCCATTTT